TACGCATGCCGCGATCATTGAGTGTAAGTGTGGCCGGCATCATGCGTTGGAGAATTACAATCGCATGGGCGATTCATTCTGCAAGTGCGGTCAGTGGTACAATGCCGTTGGTCAAGAACTGCTCCCACCAGAGCAGTGGGGTGAAGACACAAATGAGCGATTCGATAACAATGGCAACTGCCTAACGTGTGAGGATTAATATCATGACGAACATTAGCATTACATTCCGTAAAGAAGTAAGCATCGATCTGAATGCTTATTATCCATCGTTTTCTAAAAAGCTGCGTGAGCAGATTGACGATGCCATTTACGCATTGTTGTCCGGCGCACCCAAGGTTCCGTCTAAAAGGCAACGCATCTCGTTAACTACAACGGCGCAAACATACAAAGTGATGTACAAAAAACATGCCAAGCCAGGAACGCAAGTTGCCGCAATTATGAAAGACATTTCAATTTGGGATACGGTAGGTGATGATTCTGCCCATGTTGACGGCAAGAAATTAAAAGCCATGGTTATGAAGTCTGCGACTGAACGTGGCTTCAAAACTGTAAACTCGGCATTTCACAACATGGTGCGCGATGGCTACTTTGTGCCGGTGGAGAAATAATATGACGTTGTATGTAAACAACACGCCCATTGTTGAGAGTGATGATGGGCTTGATCATGGTTGGACTCAAAAGGACACGCGCATTAGTTTGCGCGTTTGCCTTCGGTTCAAGCGTCTGTATCGTATGGAGACGGATGAATTGTTATACCCTATTACTGGTGCTCGCATATTGTGGTGCCGGTTGACCAATGATGCGTTAGTGCAGGAGTGGTTGGCATGAAAGTAAATGGACAATTGTTTGTGTGTGAGTATTGTGGCGAGAAATTGGGCGAGCCTGTGCCCTTATGTAAAGAGTGCAGAGATTGGCTCAATGATATTTTATGCGTGATGGTTCCGAAAGACGACTTAGATAAACCAACGGAGAATTGATATGCGATATTTCAAGATTGAGAATGACAAGTTGATCAAGGAAGTGACCACTGCCGGCAAAAATGTGCATAGTGATGCAGACATCAGCACATGGACGATGGACATAATTGTTAAGATGCACAACTCGCTTGTTGCTGAAGCAGATCAGGTTACACGCTTTGCTGATAAGCAAACTGCCATCAAGCGTCTGTTCGATGCATGGGACAAACGCTCTGTGCCAGTTTCTCCACGTGGCAAAAAGCCTCGTGTGGAAAAGGTTGAGCGTCCTGGACGCCCACCAAAGGACTTGTCTGGTGGCATTGCTGTTGTTGCTGAAAAGGCTGCAACCAAAACATGGCACAAAGGCTCTGAGCGTCATAAAGCATTTCTGCTTATTGAGGCTGGTGGTGAAAAAGGAATCTTGTTGAAGGACTACGTTGATCAGGTTGGTCCTGCTGCGTTGGCGTTGCTTGGCAAGATGCTGGAAGTGGGCGTTGTGGAGCTGCGTCCGTGATCATCATCGGTGCCGGTCTCGCCGGACTAATGGCTGGCGCACTCGAACGGAGTGCGCCTGTCTATGAAGCACAGAAAGAAGTCCCCAACAACCATCATGCTGTGTTACGGTTCCGCGAGGATCAGATTGGTCGTGCACTTAACATCCCATTCCGTAAAGTGCGTGTGATGAAAGGCGTTGTCAATTCTCGTGGACCAATATCTGATGCGAATGCATACTCACATAAGGTGTTAAAGATTTATGCTACACGTAGCATTGTTGACTTGGCACCTGTTGACCGCTACATCGCTCCACCAGACTTCATTCAGCAACTTGCTGATATGATCGGTAGGCGATTGAGTCTTGGCTATTCAATCACGCCAGAAGAATTGAAGCACATGAAAGGCAAACCAATCCTTAGCACCATACCAATGCCGGCAATGTTGAAGTTGCTTAACATTGATCATGATGCTACGGAGTTCCGCAAACGCTCTGTGCGTGTGTTTAAGTATTCTGTTAAAGATTGTGATTTGTTTCAGACTCTTTATTTGCCATACAACAACATCTTTTATCGAGCAACATTGACAGGCTCTGAGTTGATGTTGGAAACTGCAGAGAGCGATGCTGTGCGTGACTTTGATGATTCATTGGCTGAAGTGCTTGATGGTTTTAATTTGAAATTGCGTGATATAGAGATGATGGGTGTGCACCATCAATCGCTCGGTAAGATTGATCCGTTGCCAGCCAGAAGGCGCAAGGCTCTATTGCTTGCGCTGACGGTTGAGCATGGCGTATTCTCGTTGGGACGTTATGCTTGCTGGCGCAATTTGTTACTTGATGATGTTTATAACGACTATTTTAAAGTTAAGCGTCTCATTGATCTTGACTCAACATATGATTTCAGGAGAGCCATAAAATGAATGTGAAATTAATTAGCCACACGCCTGATGCGCTGTCGCTATTGCTGCGTACAAAGAACACGCGATTGGCATTTGATTCTGATCCGGCAACATGGTCGGAAGAAAAGCGTGCCGAGCATCTTGCGTATATGCGGGACACCATTAAGTCATCGTGGGAGTTTGTTGACTACACGTTTGAAATTAACAATGTGACTCGTGCATTCACGCATCAGCTGGTGCGCACACGCACAGGCTCTTATGCACAAGAGAGCCAACGCACTGTTGACGTTAGTGATCATGATGCGTTGAATCCGTTTGGTGATTACTTGCCACAACACAACGTATTTGAACATGCTGTGGCAGATTCATTGGACGCTTATGCACAATTGATTGAGATGGGTGCAAAGCCAGGAGACGCACGTGGCATTCTGCCCACAAACATCTTGACCAGCATCGTGGCCAAGTTTGATTTGCGTACGCTGCATGAGATGGCAAAGGTACGGCTGTGCACACGCACACAGGGAGAATACCAGCAGGTGTTCCGTGCCATGAAGGCTGCTGTTGTTGCTGTGCATCCATGGGCTGATGAATTCATTAACGTGCACTGCGTTGCCACCGGCACATGCGCATTTCCACGTTATGGTAAAAAAGATTGCCCTGTATATCATCCAATCATGGATCGCACAGAAGCAAAAGCCATTGCCAAATTGTGGTGGAACACACATGGCAACTATGAAGCCAATCCCATAGCCAAAGAAGGAAAGGCATCATGATCATATTCGATCTTGACGGCACACTCGCTGACATCGAGCATCGCAAGCCATTGGTTGACGGCATACAGCGCAATGAAGACACATGGGCTGCATGGCATGATTTCTTCAATGCCTGTGTCAATGATAAGCCAAATAAGCCAGTGATTGAAATGTTCCGCGCCATGCGTCATTATGGACGGTATGATATTGAGATTTGGTCTGGTCGGTCTGATCTTGTTTTGACAGAGACACAAGCATGGTTGACAGAACATGTGTTTGGTAATGAGCATTGGAAAAATCCTCGTGATGAATTCCATTATTGCAAATTGCGCATGCGTCCTATGAATGATTGGCGCACTGATGTTGAACTCAAGGCTGAATGGCTGAATGGAGCAATCAGCAAAGTTGTGTTGGCAGTTGATGACCGGCAATGCATGGTTGACTTCTGGCGTAGCAAAGGCATTGTGTGTGCACAAGTAGCCAAGGGAGACTATTGATGAAAGCGAATCAGATCCTGCGCGAAGGAGCGTATACTTATGAACAGCGCAATGAGATGTATGGCGACAATTACAAATCCTTCGGTTTGTTTATGGAGTTATTATTTCCTGACGGCATCCCAGACATGGCTGTTAATGATTGGAATCGCTTTGGTCTGATTGTGCAATGCGTAAGCAAACTAACGCGCTATTGCCATCAATTCAATCAAGGTGGTCATGCAGACTCCGCGCATGACCTAATGGTGTACGCAGCAATGTTAGAAGAATTAACAAAGGAATAACGGAACATGAAAATTACAATGTGGTGGAATAGTTACACAAGTCACGAGTTAATTAATTGGATTCAAATGCATAACCCAACGGAGCGTGAGGAACAATTAATAAAACGCTATGAAGAGCTGGAACAACAGATTGAAGAGCTGAACAATAAGATTGCGGAGCTGACATGATATTTTTTGACGTTGAAACAACAGGCTTGATTACCAATGAGGCATTGCCTCTTTCTCAGCAGCCGTACATAATCGAGATTGGCGCCATCAAAGGCGATGTGGCAGCTGACGGATCATTCAAGGTGCGTGGAGAATTCTCCACATTTATTAAGCCACCTATTGCATTGCCAGAGATCATAACCAAGATCACCGGCATTCAAGATCATGATTTGCGTGAAGCACCAACCTTCATCGAGAAGTACAATGCGCTTGCTCGGTTCTTTCTTGGTGAGGAGGAAATGCTTGCGCACAACGCGCAATTTGATCTTATGATGCTTGTGTTTGATCTTAGACGCAATGCAAAGCAATATCAGTTTCCATTTTGTCCCAAGTTAACAGACACGCGCAGTTTCTATTCCGGCAAACTTGCTAACTGGGGAAAGGAAGTGCGCAACGATGCATTTGAACAGACGCATCGTGCACTTGATGATGCAAAGTTATTGGCTGAATGTTACTTCAAGACTGTAGGTCCAGGATGATTGTAAGAACTGAATTCAGTTTCCGCACAGCCTTTGGCTCTGTTGATAACGTGCTGGCGCGTTTGCCTACTGGTGGCATCATTGCTGATGATGGTTGCTGGGGGCATGTTGCGTGGGCAAAGGCTTGTCAGAAAGCAAACAAGGCATGGGGACTGGGCGTGCGTTTGCGCGTGGCTGATTCTTCTGAAGGCAAAAGTGATTATCGCGAGATCATATTCGTACCCACCACCGATGCCGCACTGCGGGAGACTTACCGGCTGGTGACTCTGGCCAATGCCCAGTTCCACTTTTTCCCTAGGCTGCGCCCAGCCGACCTGCCAGAACTGGGTGGAGAACTGGTTGCAGTGGCTGCTCCAGGGCGATCGGGCACACCCCCTGCCCTTCCTAGGGGTACGGTGGTGCCCCACGTTCCTGGGCTTTTACGTGGTCTAGAGCTGGCCTTTTCCGACAATTACTACCCAGCCCCAGCAGATAGGGATGCGTGGGCATTCGCGGTGGGCAAACCATGGGTGCAATCTGCCCCTGCACATGTTTTAACCCCCATAGAGCTGGTCGCTGAAGGTGCCCCAGAGCAAGCCATGGCTGGCAACCAAAGGCTCCTAGAACGAATTCAGCTAACATTACCCAAGGCTGAGAATATTCGGTTCCCTGTTGATGCCGGCCAGACCGCGCAAACTCAGCTGGCAGCCATATGTCGTGCAGAACTAATCAGGCGCAATATGGGTGCTGATTATGCAACAAGGCTTGAACATGAGTTGGCACAAATTGGCGAAAAGAATTTTGCTGATTACTTTTTGGTCATTGCTGAAATGATTGCATGGGCAAAGGAGCGCATGCTTGTTGGTCCAGGAAGAGGCTCATCTGCCGGATCAATTGTTTGCTGGCTGTTGCGCATTACAGAAGTTGATCCGTTGCAGCATGGCTTGCTGTTTGAACGATTTGTTGATACCAATCGCTTTGACTTACCGGACATTGATATTGACTTTGCGGATGAAGGTCGTGAATTGGTGTTGGAACATCTTGCTGATTTGTACGGCGCACAGAACGTCGCCCACATTGGTACGGTGATGCGCTTCAAACCAAAGAGCGCATTGACTGACGTGGCCAAGGCATTGAAGGTGCCAGATTGGAAGTTGGCTGCTGTAAAGGATGTCATCATTGAGCGCAGCTCTGGTGACTCACGTGTGAATGATTGCTTGCGTGATACGTTAATGGAACTCGATGCCGGCAAAACACTTTTTGCTGAACATCCTGAGATTGAGATTGCTTGCGCACTGGAAGGTGCCGCACGTCAATCCGGTAAACATGCTGCTGGTATGATTGTATGCAATGCACCTGTTGAGCAGTTCTGTGCCATTGGGCGTGATCGTGTTGCGCAGATTGATAAAAAGAGCGCAGAAACATTAAACATATTGAAGATTGATGCACTGGGATTGCGTACGCTGTCTGTGCTGGACACAGCACTTACCTTATGTGGCATGAAGCGTGATGATTTGTACGCATTGCCATTGGAAGATCAAGAAACTTTTGATATATTCAACGCGCATCGCTATGCCGGCATATTCCAATTTGAAGGCAGGGCACTGCAATCCCTAACATCACAAGTCACCATTAAAAGGTTTGATGATATTGCTGCGTTGACAGCATTGGCGCGTCCAGGACCATTGGCTTCCGGTGAGGCAACACGATGGATTGAACGTGCAGAAGGACGTGAGGCTGCTGTTGCTGCGCATCCTATGCTGACTGAATTGACCAAAGACTCATACGGCTGCATATTGTACCAAGAGCAAGTCATGAGTACCTGCCGGCAGATTGGGCAGTTCTCTTGGGCTGATACTGCGGCAATCCGTAAGTTGATGAGCAATCGCGTTGGTGATGAGGCATTCCGCAACTTTGAAGCGCAGTTCTTGCGTGGTGCTGCCAACAATGGCCTTACGGAAGTTGATGCTGTGCGCATATGGAAAGCCATCAACACCATGGGCTCATGGGCATTCAACAAGAGCCATGCAGTTGTGTACGGTTTGGTTTCCTACTGGTGTGCGTGGCTGAAGGCGCATTTCCCTCTTGAGTTTGCTGCAGGCTGCCTACGCCATGCAAAGGACACCGAGAGCGCATTAGCAATCTTGCGCGAGTTAACTCGTGAAGGCATTGAGTACACGGCCATTGATCCGGAGAAGTCTGAAGCGCAATGGAACGTTGTTGATGGACGTTTGCTTGGTGGGCTCACTGGAATTCCAGGCATTGGTGAAGTCACAGCCAACAAAATAATAAATCGCAGATTGAATGGTTTGCCATTGACAGAAGCAATGGAACGATTGTTATTGAAGCCATCGGTGTTTGCTAATCCTTTCCCATGCCGTGAGAAGTTTGCAGCCATATACAAGGATCCGCAAGCGCATGGCATCACACGCGCACCATTGGTGGAAATTGATCAGATTAATGGTCCAGGAAATTATGTACTCATTGGACGTTTGGTCAAGAAGCAAATACGTGACATGAATGAAGCAATCAACATACAGAAGCGTGGTGGCCGTGTTATTGAAGGACCACACCACACCATGGTGTATTTTATCGAGGATGATACTGGTCGTAAGTTGTGCCAGATTGATCGATGGAAATTCGATACCATCGGTAAACAGATTGCAGATCAAGGTGTTGTTGGCAAGAGCTGGATGATGGTGCGTGGGACCATTGCTGCCGGCAACTGGGATGGTTTCAAGACGGAGGCATTGCGATGGCTGGATTAGATGATGATATTGATGAGGATGAGGACGAAGACGAGGACGAAGAAGATTTATGCACCACAGGTGAAAGCCATTGGTGGATATATGAGCGCGATGAAGGCGGTGACTCTAGTGTTCCTGGAGGCACGTTTGATGCGAGTGTGTGGGTGTGTACTGAATGCGGTAAAGTCTCTGGGGAAGATCCTTATGAGTGAGATCACCGCTGTTGGTTACTTTATGAATGGGCTCAAAAAAGAATGGGGAGCGCATTGCATCAAGCATAATGATTCAACCATCGGCATTCCGGACATCTCAACGCATTTGCTGCGTCATGGTACGCAGTGGGTTGAAGTCAAAGCAACAATGAAGTGGCCGGCACGTGACGCAACAAAACTGCATTGGGAACATTACACAGAAGAACAGGCATTGTTCTTGAAGCGCAGGGAAGGCTGGCTGTTTGTACGTGTTGCACGGGAATACTTTTTGTTCAATGCACAAGAGGCATGGGCGATGTGGGAGTGCGCCGGATTCAATAAGCAAGAGTTCATTGCGCGCAGCATTGCGCATTGGAAGATGAAAGTGGATTTTAAGCATCTGGGTGCAATCATATGGGCGTTGTAAGGTCATTGCCGGCAAAGTTGCGAGCGCGTGATAAAAGTGAATGGGAGAAGGCGCGTGGGCTGCATGGATTGCGTGGCGAGCGCGATCGTATCCGGTTGGAATTGGAATTGACGCTGGAGCGTGCAGCGTTGGAAGAGAGCGTGGTTGGTGCGTTGCGTTTGGTGCGCGAGTGGATGGAAACGGGACTGAAGCGTGACCGACGTGTGCGCATGGATGGCGCAAAACGGATCGAAGTTTTGGAATTGTTGGCGCAAGGCTGGGGTGTGCCGACGATTTCCAAGATGGCAGGAATTTCACAAAAGGCAATTCATCGGTTAAAAAGTGAAAATAACTGATGTTTTTATTTTTGTGTGTTGGTGTCGAGGATTTTTCACTTCGTGAAAAAGATAACTGGCAAAACAAAGAGTTGCTGGACGCTTCCTAATAACGGGGAGAGTTCAAAATTATGGAACCTAATTCCGGAATAGACTGCATAATTTTAGAATCCCGCTTCTATTAGGAAGAGGACAGGCTCCGGAATCATCCATTCGAAATGAAAAGAATCCCTGCCTCGCGCTCGGAATTTTGCACGCAACACTTTTCTTTCACTTTGGTATGGCGTTTAATCCACTCATGCGATTGTGCATGAATTGGAATTTTGATGCATGGCCAGAGGCAAAGCACCGCTCACCATAACAGAGAAACAACGCGCTGAATGCCTTGCGTATGCGCGTGTGGGCGTGTCTCAGCATGACATTGCTAAATTAATGAAAATAAGTCATGTGTCCTTGTTGAAGTATTTTCAAGATGAATTGGACACAGGCAAAGCACAGGCCAACTACCAAGTGTGCAAACGTCTGTATGCAACAGCAATGGGCAATGGCAAGAATGCGTACAACGCACAATGCTTCTGGCTCAAGATGCAGGCTGGTTGGAAAGAAAACAATGGCGAGGATGGCGGTGTTGTGATCCGTGTCCTTGGCGGTCTGCCTGATTGAACACAATTGAACTGCCAACATTCCATACAGGGCAGATTGGAGTGTTTACTGGACGCACGCAGTACAACATCGTTTGTTGCGGTCGTCGTTGGGGCAAGACTCGTCTCATGACAGCCTTAGCTGCAGACTATGCGCTCAAAGGCAAGAAGGTTGGTCTGTTCACGCCAGAGCACAAACAGCTGACCGAGCCATATGAAGAGCTGCGCCAGATGCTGATGCCGGCCATCAAACGTGCAAGCAAAAATGAAGGCACCATACGAACATTGAACGGTGGCATCATTGACTTTTGGCAACTTGATGACAACGAGCTGGCAGGTCGTGGTCGTGAGTATCATCGTGTGTGCATCGATGAAGCAGCATTCACCAAAAATGGTCAGATGCTCAACATATGGACACGTTCGATCCGACCAACGCTGTTGACGACCAAAGGCGATGCGTGGGTGTTCAGCACACCCAAAGGCATTGACCAAGAAAATTTCTTCTATCGTCTGTGGAGCGAGGACACATTTGGGTTCAAACAATTCCATGCACCAACAGCAACCAATCCATATGTGCCGCAAGATGAACTGGAAAAGGAGCGCAAGTCCGCGCACCCATTGGTGTGGAAGCAGGAATTCCTTGCTGAATTTGTCAGCTGGGATTCTGAATCATTTTTCAGGCTTGATTACTTCCTGCACAATTCTGCGCCAGTGCCCTACCCAACCAAATGCGATGGCGTGTTTGCTATTTTGGATTGCGCTGTCAAAAGTGGCACAGAGCATGATGCCACAGCTGTGTTGTATTGCTCTGTGAGCCAATACCATGGTCATCCGCTCGTGTGGCTTGATTATGAAATGCATAGCATTGAGGCTGCGTCCTTGGAATACCTTGCTCCGCGCATATTGCAGCGTTGCGAGGAGTTGGCCAAAGAGTGTGGTTCGCGCAATGGTTCCATTGGTTTGCTGGTCGAGGATGCTGCCGGTGGACAGGTGCTCATTCAACAGGCGCGTGCACGTGACTGGCCGATCAAAGGCATTGACAGCAAGATCACAGCACGTGGCAAGGATGAACGTGCAATGTTGGCCGGTGGACCAGCCCATGCTGGCATGTGCAAGGTTAGCCAATATGCCTTCGACAAAACTGTTGAATGGAAAGGACGCAACTTAAACCATTTGCTGCAACAGATCACTTCATTCCGCATCGGTGACAAAGAAGCATACAAACGCGCAGACGATTTGCTTGACTGCGCAACTTACAGCATAATTGTCGCTTGCGCTGACCACAGGACATTTTGAAATGAGTTTTGTACAATTAAATTCCACTGGCTTGCCATCTGAACTCATGCAGATCCTGCAGTGGGAAAATGTGCAAGTGGGCAGCATGCCGAGTTACCAGTTGTGCAAACTGTTATGGGAGTACCACCCACTCGCTGGCAAGATCATTGAAAAGCCTATTGCGCTCGCATTGGGCAAACCACGCAAGATTGACATTGCTTGTGGCATCGAGGATCAATTGAAGGAAGCATTTGAGCGCGAGTGGGATCGCATTGGCGCAACAAACCATATTCGTGACACAATGCACTTGTCGCGTGTGTATGGAGCCAGCGCAATCATTTACGGTTCTCCTGATGTGCCGACTGCTGACCCAATTGATCCGTGGGACTTGGCTGATGTGCAAGATTTGTATTTCAATCATCTTGATCCACTCAATTTGGCCGGCAGTTTGGTGACCAATCAGGATCCCAATGCTCCGGACTTTCAAAAGCCATGGCAATACATCACAGCTGCGGGACAACCTTACCATCCGTCGCGGAGCTGCGTTGTCTTTTGCGGGACACCAATCTATCTGGCTTATCAGGGTTCGAGTTACAGCTTTTCTGGTCGTTCGTTATTCTTGCGCGGATTGTATCCGCTAAAGAGTTTCATCCAAACAATGACCGTAGATGATCTAGTAAGTCTAAAGTCTGGCGTGTTGATTGCCAAGATTCAACAGTCTGGATCAATCGTCAACAAACTCATGCAGCAAGCAACAGGCTACAAACGTCAACTGCTGCAGGAAGCCCAAAATGGCAATGTGCTCTCAATTCAACCTGAAGAGAGCATTGAGTCAATCAATTTGCAGAACACAGACAAAGCGATGACAACTGCTCGCGACAACATTATCGCAAACATCGCCACTGCGTCTGATGTGCCTGCAATTCTATTGAAGGATGAGGCTTTTGTGCATGGGTTTGGTGAAGGCACTGAGGACACCAAGGCTGTTGTTCAATACATAGACAGCATCCGCAAAGACATGACTCCGTTGTTCATGTATTTTGATAAGATTGTGCAGCATCGTGCATGGAATGAAGAATTCTATGACAGCCTTGCTAACAATTACCCTGATGAAATTGGCAACAAGTCATATGAGGAATTCTTTTATTGGGCACAAGGTTTGTTCAAGGCTGAATGGCCATCCTTGATGGAAGAGCCTAAGTCCGAAATCGTCAGGCGCGACTCTGAGAAATTGAAAGCCATGACCGATGTGCTCAATTCATTGCTGCCGGCACTTGATCCTGAAAACAAGGCGCGTGCGGTACAGTGGTTTGAAGAGAACATCAATGGCATGACCGAGCTGTTTGCTTCCCCGATGGAGCTGGACGTTGATGCGTTGGCAGAGTATGTGCCGGTTGCACCGCCTAGTCCCATGGAAGGTGGTGGGCGAGCTGTGGCCGATAGTTTGATGCCCGTTAAGAAAAGCAGGAAGCGTCGAGCGTAATGGCACGTCGTAAAAGTTTTTATCAGCTGTTGACTGAGGCGATTAACTATTTCGCTGAAAATGGTTACAGGTCGAAAGCTGAATTGGACAGATGGGTAAAGATTTTAGAGCTGTCCATGGAGAGAGCAATGGGCTCTCCGGCTGCAACTGAAATGGCAATGCGACGTAGCCTCAAGGCTG